CGCTGCATCGCCTGGGATGCCAGCGGGTCGCGGCAGGTTACGATTCGTGGCATCTGCTCGGGGTGGAAATTCTGGCGCAGCGCGGACGGCGCGACCGTGACGCTCGTTTGTCCTGGCGTGGTGCCACCGCCCGAGTCGGTCGAGTTGCGGCCGTATTGGGTGCTGTCCAGGTAGACCGCGCGCTCGTCTGCCCCCGCCCCTTCGCTTGATTTTCCGCCCGGCCGGCCGTCGTTGCTGGCATCATGCGCGCAATGCCGCCTGACGCCGATCGGCCATTCTCGCCCGAAGCCCAGGAGTTGGTAACCCTCTACGGTGACCGGGAGTGGCGACTCTGTAACCTTTACTGGATCCTAGATAAGCAGGGCCACAAAGTTCGCTTTGTGCCAAACCTCGCACAACAGCGCCTACTGGCCAACCTGCATTTTCTGAACATCATCGTCAAGGCTCGGCAATTGGGATTCTCGACCCTCATCCAGCTTTTGATCCTCGATACCTGCCTGTTCACCGCCAATGTGCAGGCTGGCGTGGTCGCCCATGACCTTGAATCGGCGCAGGCGATTTTCGAGCTCAAGATCAAATTCGCCTATGATTCTCTGCCCGACTGGTTGAAGGAGCAGCGCCCAGCGATCAACGATCGAGCGGGGGAGTTAGCCTTCTCCAACGGCTCGAGGACTCGCGTGGCCACGTCGTTGCGCTCAGGCACAACCCAAGTGCTGCACGTTTCCGAGTACGGGAAGATCTGCAAGAAAAACCCCGACCGGGCCAAGGAGGTCAAAACCGGCACCCTGCAAACGCTGGCCGCCGGCCAATTCGGCTTTGTCGAAAGCACGGCCGAGGGCCGCTCCGGGGAGTTTTTCGAAATGGTTAAGACGGCGCGCGAGCGCGCTGACGACCCGGCGCCGCTGCGTGAAATGGAGTGGAAGCTGCACTTCTTCGCCTGGTTCGATGACCTTGACTACACCGCGGACCCCGAAGGGGTAGTGATCCCGTCCGAAAAAACCGCCTATTTCGATCGCGTCGAAGCGAGCACCCGCACCACCCTGAGCCCAGGTCAACGCGCCTGGTACGTGCTCAAGGAACGCGAATTGAAGCAGGATATGAAGCAGGAATACCCGAGCACGATCGACGAGGCGTTTGAGCAATCAATCGAAGGGGCCTACTTCCGCAACCAGATGGCGCAAATACGCCACGCCGGCCAGATCCGCCGCATCCCGGTTGCCCTCTCGGTGCCGGTGCACACGTTTTGGGACTTGGGGCACCGCGATCGCATGGCGCTCTGGTTCATGCAGGAGGTTGCCGGGCAACCGCGTTTCCTCAAAACCTACCAGCAATCCGGCGAGGGCTTCGCCCACTTCCTGAACATCATCAACGCTACGGGCTGGCTGCGCGGCAAATTCTACCTGCCGCACGATGCCGAACACCAACACCTGACCGCGGCCGGCGGCAAAGCCGCGGTCGACTACTTCCGGGAAATGAACGTCCCGAGCTCGGATGTGATCGTGGTGCCCCGGACCCCGCTCAAGCAGAACAGCATCGAAGCCGCGCGCAACATCCTGCCGCAATGCTGGTTCGACCCGGAAGGCTGCGCCGAGGGCCTCGTCGCCCTGGACACGTACACCAAGGTTTGGGACGACAAGCAGGGCATTTGGCGCGAGGAACCAAAACACGACGAGTTTTCCCACCTGGCCGACGCCTTCCAGCAGTTCGCAATGGGCTGGAAACTCGGTGGCCGCGGGCGCAACCGGCTACCCTCGACGGGACGGGTGTAATGGCAGATTTCTCCTGGGCGCTCACCCAGCTGCGCACCGGCGCCGCGTTCGTCCAGCGGGTCGGCTGGGTCAAGAAAATCCCCGCCGTCCCGGCCAACCCTCCGAATCCAGCGGTCCCAGCACAAGACCTGTCGATGTGGTTGCAAGTGGCGCTCCCCGGCAATGACGGTCGGGTTTACGCCAACCCGATCATGCAACGCCAGCCGAACAACACCCTGTCACCGTGGCTGATTGGTCAAACCGACCTGTTGGCGACGGACTGGCAGGCCGTCCAACCGTGAAGGAAAAACGATGATGAATTATTCGCAAGCCTTGGAGGCGATGCAGGCCGGGGCCAGGGTTTCGCGCTCCGGGTGGGACGGCAAAGGCATGTGGATCGCCATTCAGCGGCCCGACGCCAACAGCAAAATGACCCTGCCGTACATCTACATGCGCACCGTCACCGGCGACATGGTGCCCTGGTTGTGCACGCAGACTGATGCCCTGGCCGACGATTGGGCCGTGACCATCTTGCTGGCGCCATGATGCACTTGCTCGGCGTGCTCGCGGCGGCGATCGCGCTCCAACTCGGCCTCGGGGCGCCTTGCTCCACGTGAAACCATGGCCCAGGATCAAAACGTCGCCGCCTTCCTTATGCTGATCCGAAAATGCGAAGGTACGGCCGGGCCGGATGGGTATCGGGCACTTTTCGGCTACCCGGCGCCGGGGCGCACCTTCACCAGCTTTGCCGATCATCCCAGGCGGAAATTCCCCTTCACCCAAACCGATGGCGTGGTCAATTACACCACCGCGGCAGGAGCGTACCAGTTCATCCGTTGGACCTGGGATCGGCTCCAGTCCAGGCTCAAGCTGCCCGACTTTTCCCCCGAGTCGCAGGACAAAGCCGCAATGGAATTGATCGCCGACGCCCATGCGATGGCCGATGTGAAAGCCGGCCGGGTGCAGGAAGCTTTGGACAAGTGCTCTAGCATATGGGCATCCTTGCCGGCGAGCCACTACCCCCAGCCGAAGCGATCGCTTCAGTACGCGCTCGACGCCTATTCGGACGCTGGTGGGTCGCTCGCGTGACCGCGCTCGCCTGGACCAATTGAGGATCCACATGGCAAAAACGATCGTCCACACCGATTCCCCCATGGCCGTCAAAAAGCAGCAGGGCCAGCCTATGATGCCCGCGGGAGCCCCGCCAATGGCGCCGCCACCCAAGGCGACGCAGCGCAACATGATGCGCCAGATGATCGCCTCGCAAGGGGTCACCAAACGGGGCCCGCCGCAGCGGCGATAGGGGAGCGCAGCCATGCCTGAGAGCATCGTCGTCGGTTTGAATTGCACCGAGCAGCGGGTCAAGGGGGACATCCTTGGAACCTTCCAGTACGTGGGTAGCGAGCCTGCGCTGATCCTTTGCCCGGTTCGCCCCAAACCGAGCGGCGGCGTCCACGTGATCTGCGAATCGGCGATCCCGTGGTATCTGAACCTGACCGAACCACAGTGGATCCTCAAAACCTTGGCGATCGCCGACACCCTCGGGATGGACCTGACCAAGCACACCACGTGGCGCATCCGGGATGCAATTCTTGAATGGATACCGTTACTTATCGCCATGCCGCCCAAACCGAACGAACTCAAGCGGGTGGTCGATGAGGCCATAATCAGCGTCAACGGCCGCGAAAATCTGGCGCAGAGGTTCGAATGAACATCATCAACGGCGTCGAGAATTGGGCTACTGAGGGCGCGCACGATCCGTTCGTGGCCGCCGCGGAAGCCAGCGCGCGCAAGGCCGGCGCGGATACCACCGTCGAGATTGACCCGAGCGAGGCCGAGCGCGACCTGTTCAACAAGCTGCTCGACTGGCGTACCACCGAGAAAGAGCGCAGCCAGGCCGGGCGCGATGAAATGTCGACGGATGCGGATTTCCGCGACGGGCTGCAATGGTCGGCGGCTGATGCCAAGGTGTTGCGCGATCGCGGCCAGGAGCCCGTTTCCTTCAACCGGATCCTGCCGCACATCGAATGGTTGCTCGGGACCGAACGGCGCACCCGCACCGATTACAAGATCCTGCCGCGGACGAAGGACGACGTCGACGGGGCGCAAGCACAGTCGGATGTCTTGAAGTACGTGGACGATGTGAACAAATCCCGGTTCCATCGGTCGCGGGCGTTCGATGATGCGGTCACGGTCGGAGTGGGCTGGATCGAGGACTCGATCAACCCGGACCCCACGGCCGAACCGCTCACTTGCCGCTATGAATCGTGGCGCAATGTTTGGCACGACTCGGCCAGCAACGAGCTCGACATGGCCGACGCCAGGTACATTTTCCGCGAGCGGTGGGTGGACCTGGACGTGTCCATTTCGATGTACCCGGACAAGGCCGCGCACTTGAAACTGGTGGCCGAAGGCTACGACCCGGAAAAGGAGAGGGACGAGCAGTTCTACCTGGGCCAAAAGCTGGGCGATTGGGAGCCCTACACCGGGCGCACCTGGAACGGGTTTGTCTACCAGACCAGCGGCACCATGCTGCGCTACGGCAACCGTCAGCGGGTGCGCCTCATCGAGTTTCAGTACCGGGCGCCGTGCAGCGTGACCCTGTGCGTGGGCGAGCACAACGGCCAGGAGTTCGACGACACGAACACGGCCCACACGTCGGCCGCGGCGATCGGCAACACGCGGCTGTGGAAAACCTCGAAGCTGCGCATGCACTACGCCATGATGACCGAGCGCGGCATGCTTGGGCATGGGCGCTCCCCGTACAAGCACGACGGTTTCAGCCTGACGCCGATCTGGTGCTACCGCCGCGCGCGCGACAACCAACCCTACGGGGCCACCCGCAACCTGCGTGGGATCCAGGAGGACGTCAACAAGCGTTTCGCCCGCTCGCTGTACCGAGTTTCCTCGCAACAGGTGGTAGTCGACGATGACGCCACCGACGACTGGACCGAATTGATCGAACAGGTGCGCGATCCCAACGGCATCGTGCGGGTGAAGCGCGGCGCCAAGTTGGAATACCGTACCGACTTCAACATGGCCGAGGGCGACCTGAAGCTGATGGCGCAAGAGCTTGCGCTGTTCCAGGAGTCGGGCGGCCTCACCAACGAGAACATGGGCCGCGAAACCAACGCCGTCAGCGGGCGCGCGGTGCTGGCGCGGCAGACCCAGGGCTCGATCATCACCGAGCGCATTTTCGACAACCTGCGCATGGCGGTGCAGGCCAGCGGGGAAAAGAAGCTGTCCCTGGTGCGCCAGTTTATGACCGAAGCCAGGGTGATGCGCCTCACCGATGCGCGCGGCAATGCCGAATGGTTGTACCTGAACCAACAGGATCCTGACACCGGCAAGGTCAACGACATCACCGCCACGCAAAGCGATTTCGTGGTGTCCGAACAGGACTTCCGGGCCGGCGTGCGCCAGGCGATGTTCGACACGCTGATGCAATTGCTAACCCAGCTGCCGCCCGAGCTTTCGGTGCAACTGCTGGACCTGGCGATCGAGTTCTCCGACATCCCCAACAAAGACGAGTTCGTACAGCGGTTGCGCAAAATCACCGGGCACGCCGATCCCAATGCGCCCGACACGCCGGAAGCGCAGGCCGAAGCGCAGGCCAAGGCGCAGGCCGAGCAACAGGCCGCGGCGATCCAACAGCGGGCGGTCGAGCTCGACCTGGCGACGAAACAGGCGATGGTCGAGAAGCTCCAGGCAGAAACGAAAGCGGCGCTGGCCAAGATCGGCGCCGATGGCCAGGATGCGACCCAGCACCCGCTCTACGGTGAGATTCAACAGTTGCAAACCCAGCTGGAGGATTCGAAACAACAGTTGGCACAGATGCAGGTTTCCTTGAAGGACAAGGCCGACCAAACAGCGGTCAAGGCCGACGAGGCGCGCGAGCGGGCCGCGGCCGAACGCTACAAGGTCGACGCCACCGCCACGGCCTCGCGCGACGCGGCGAAGGCTGCGGCTGATGCCGTGGTCGAGGCCGAACGGTTGCGCGCCGATGCGACGGTCAAGGCGGCCAGCATCGCCAAGGATTCCGCCGACGTCGAAACGCGGCTCGGCAAGGTGATCGACTCGCTGGCACTCCAGGTAAAGACCCTCAAAGCCGATATGACCGCCCAGGGCAAGGAGCACTCGGCAGCGGTAAAAGAGGTCGCGCGGTCAGGACAGGAGGCGGCGAAGGCGGCGCCGGCCCCGGCCGCAGCGGCGCCCACGCCCGCGCCGGCCCCGATCGTGGTTCAGGTCGACAACAGCCGGCCGGATCGCAACGTGCAATTCCAGTTCGACAACAATGGCAACATCATCGGGGCGAAGGTTTCGGACTCCGGTGGAAGCAGCGCCGCACCGCCGAAGCCGAAGAAGTAACAATCTCGGAGCGACACCATGAGCAAGTCAGACACGTTCGAAAACTCGTTGCTGCTGCTGCTGTTCAACAACACCGCGGTCGCCAACATCGGCGATGCTGGCGGGCTGCGCGCGACCGTCACGCCAGGTAGCCTCTATTGGGCGCTGCACACCGCGGACCCCGGCGAGGCCGGATCCGCCGTCACCAGCGAAACCGCGTACACCGGCTATGCGCGGGTGGCGAAGGCGCGCGCGAGCGGTGCGGGCGGATTCACCGTCACCGCCAACAGCGTCAGTCCGTTCGAAAACATCGACTTCGGCGAGTGTTCCGCTGCGGCCGGTGGGCCGATCACCCATTTCTCGGTGGTCAACACCGCCAGCGGCGCCGGCATCATCCTGTACTCGGGCACCATGACGCCGAACGTGACGATGGCGGTCGGCGTAATCCCGCGGATCAAAACCACGTCGACGATCACCGAAGATTGATCGGGACGGGGGGAGGGCGCGGCCTGCGGGCCGCGCCGCCACGAATAGAATCCACGACGAGGTAATCCCATGGCCGGACCAGTAGTAGCACAGATCGTTCTCCCGCTTGACTCGGGCAACACCGGGCCGAAGGTCAGGACGCAAACAAAGGTTGTGGGCGGGAATACCGTCCATGAGCATTTCTTTGTCCAATCCACCAGCGCCGTCGTCCTGGGGGTGTACCGGGCGGCAATGGCGCAAGTCACCGCCCTTGCCGCGGCGGAAAACGGGACTTCTACCGGATCGCTGTGGTTCCACGTCCCGACCGCAATCAGCAACAAGAAGGCGCGAATCCGGCAGATCAACGTCACGATGCAGCACTCGACGGCGCTGGCGACCCCAACGGCTCCCCGGCTGGCGCTTACCCGCATGACGTTCACTGGAACGGCGTCAGGGGCAGCCGTTACGGCTATCAAGCTGGACGCTACCGCGCCAACCCCGGTCGCTGATTTGCGAACGGCAGTAACCGGGCTCACTGTCTCATTGGTCGGGGCACTGGCGACGGCGCCTTATGGCGGTGCGCTTACCGCTGTTGGGGCCTATGTCACCCCCATGTTTGCGGTTATGGAGGGGAAGTCAGAGGACGAGTATTGGACGTTCGCTCCGGGCGAAGGACTTGTCATTTGGCAGGATACCGCAGGCACAACCTCAGACACCCGCAAGGCGAACATTGCTTTGCTGTGGGATGAAATCGACACCGCGTAAAGGGATTCACCATGAACATGACCACGGCGCAGCTTGCCACAATAAAAGCGGCAATCAATGGCGATCCTACGGCGGCAGCTTTCGAGAACGGCGACAGCGGCAATCAAGCACTCGCCACCTATCTCAACACAGTCCCGGCCTCGCCTACGATGGTCTGGAGGCCAGTGGTTTCGGCGGCGGAAATGGCAGCGGTAATTGATTGGTCAGCGTTTGCCGCGCTCACCGTCGCCAAGCAGAACACCTATTTCGCGTTGCAAAGCGGCCCGGTCGATGCGACCAGCGTGAACATTCGCAACGGATTCAATACCGTGTTCGGCGCCGGAGCCACGCTCACCGCACTCACCGCGCTCGCGCAGCGCGGCGCGTCGCGCTTTGAGGCGATGTTCACGACGAGCAACGTCTGTTCCGTGTTCGGCCAGAGCATTTCTGCATGGGAAGTAGGATCGGCGCGGAATAGCTAGGCGTGGCAACGCGCATCTACCTCGCGGCGGGCACAACCACATGGGTTGTTCCTAGCGATTGGAACAGCAATCACAACACGATTGCGGCCATCGGCTCCGGCGGTACGGGCGGGCTGGGTAATAGCACACAGACATACAAAGGGGGTAGTGGCGGCGGCGGTGGGGCCTACGCTGTCCGCAACAACGTCGCGCTGACTCCAGGCGCCAGCATCACCGTCCAAATCCCTGCGGGCGGAGTACAGCAAGTCACGCAATTCCGCGATTCAAGTACGCTCGTTGCCGATTACGGGCGCACGGGGTCCCCTGCTGCTGGCACGTCGCCTCCCGGTGTAAACGGGGGTCGAACCGCAAACTGCGTTGGTGATAAGGCATTTGGTGGCGGCTCAACTACGACACCGAGCACCAACAGCCGTAGTGGCGGCGGTGGCGGCGCAGGCGGGCCGTTTGGCGATGGTGGCGACAACACAGAACGCGGAGGCGGCGGTAATGGCGGTGGGTCTGACGGGTCCGTCTTTTTAGGTGGAAACAATTATCTTCGCTATGGCGGCGGAGACTACGCAGTGGCGGGCGGCAACAACGGCGTTGCTGGAGGGGGCGGTGCCACCGGTGCAACAGGCGTCAACAGCGCCAATGGTAACGGCGGCGTCGGCATTGAATGGGATGCGACGCATGGCTCTGGCGGCGGCGGCGCGGGCGTCGGCCAAGGCGGGGCGTGGGTTGGCGGCGCTGGCGGAAATTACGGTGGTGGCGGTGGCGGCGGATTAAACGGCACCGACACTCTCGGCGGCGCGGGCGGGGCCGGTGTCATCGTCATCACCTACGAACCGGCGGGCGCAGCAGGAAGTTTCACCCAACTCAGCGACAGCGGCCCCACACCACTCGCGGCCAACTTCGCCTCACCGCGAGCCGCCACACCCGTTGCGGTTGACTCGTTCGGCGGATACCTTCTGTGGTCTGCCTCGACATCCAATTTCGTCGAGGCCACCGGCGCGAGCGTCGGCGCGGGTTCGGCCACCGGGGTCAGCGGGGCCACAGCGGGATCCGCTGCCGCGAGCACCGGCGCTGGTGTGGCGACCGGGGCCGCGGCGCGCACCGTCGTTGCGACGGCCGCCGCCAGCGCGAGCGCGGGCACCAGCGGGGTATCGGGGCAGGTAGTCGGCGCGGTCGCGTCGAGCAGCGGCGCGGGCAGCGCGAGCGCAGTTGCGGCGAGCGTGGCGGCAGCGATCGCCAGCGCGACCGGGGCGGCGAGCGTATCGAGCACCGCGGGGGCGTTTGCGGGCAGCGTGGCGGCGGCGGCCGGCAGCGCGACGGTTAGCGGGCAGAGTGGCAGCACCGACGCCGACCTGGCGAGCTCGCTGGGGACGGGCGTGGCGACGGGCGTGGCGGGCAACATCGCTGCCGCACTCGCGCAGAGCACCGGGATCGCTGTGGCGACGGGGGCGGCGGCGGTGCTTGCCGCGGCCGTGGCCGCGACCGCTGGATCGGCAACAGCCAGCGCGAGCAGCGGGGCGAGCAGCGGTGCGCAGGCTTCTGCGAGCGCAGCGGCCACGGCCAGCGCCCAGGCCGCCCTGACCGCACCGGCGGTTGCTGCGAGCACCGGGACGGGTAGCGCGAGCGGCGTAAGCGGGGCCTGGTCTGGTGCGTCCGCGGCGAGCTCGGGAAGCGCGAGTGCCATCGTGCAAGCCGCCCGGATCGTGGCAGCGGTCGGGAGTTCGGCCGGGAGCGCAACGGCGAGCGCCGAAGCCACCGATGCTGGGACCGCCGGCTCGGACGCGGTTGCGGTGGGGAGTTCCAGCGTCGCTGGAGTCGGTGCCACCCTGGTACAGAGCGCCGCCGCGGCGCCCGGAACCGGGGTCGCGCTCGGGGTAGCGGCGCTCGTTCTCCCCGCAGTAGGGGCGTCCAGCGGGCTCGGCTCCGGGGCGGCGGATAGCGTCCGGGTGCACCCGGCGCTCGGTGCTGCGGCCGGCGCTGGCGCCGCAAGCGGCGCGACCGTGGCCCTGGCCGGCGCGGTTGGACAAGCGATCGGATCGAGTACCGCCAGCGGGCAAGCCACAACCAGCATCATCAGCGGCGCCGCGGCGCTCGTCGCAACCGCGACGCTGAGCGCCGTAGCGACGCACCTGGTCCCGGCCGAGCGGATAACGGTGGTCAGCGAGGGCGGCTCGCAGTTTTATGGTGGCCTGCGGTCGGACTCCTGGGCGCCATTCGGGGCGGTCCCGCGCCCGATCAAGGCGTCGGATGCGTTCTGGATCGGGCGCGAAATGCCCCCGCCGGTGCACGAAACCGGGCGGATTCATGCCCCACCGACTCGATCCAACGAGCTACTACGCGATGGTCACTCACCGTTCTCAACGCGGGCCCCGGCGTTGCTGCGCGAAACCGACCTGACGACGACCCCCTCGACGCCCCCCTCGGATGACGTACCCGACGCCGCGGCGGTTCCCGCGGCCGTGTGGCGGCAACGGCGCAACGCCCAGGCCATCGCCATGCTTTTAACCATGATCGACGACTAAAGGATCGCTATGGATACCCTTCAAGACCACATTCTCCCTGGCCTCTCTCAAGAGGAAACCGATGCACTCGCTTCCGATACGACAGATTCGGACGGGAAACCCGCCAAAGTGGTCACGGTGGCAGACCCGCATGCGCCTGGTGCTGCCCCTGCGGCGTCCGCTGCGCCCGACGCCGGGGCGATCGCCGCACCGGCCGCGCCTGCCGCCGCGCCTGCCGCTGCGCCTGCCGCTGCGCCGGGGGCGGTCGATGCCGTAGCTGCCGCGGCCGGCGCCCCGGAGCTCGAACGCGATCCGTTCGTGCCGCGCTTCGAGGCCCCCGATGTGGCCGATGCCGACGCCAAGCTGGACGAATTGAAAGCCCAGGTCGAGGCCGGCGACATCACGCTCGACGATTACAACAGCCAGCGCGATGCGATCAAAGCCGCGCAATCCCAGGCCGAGTTCGCGGTTAAACAGAATGAAGCGGTAGCAAGACAGCGGTGGGAGTGGGAGGTCGACTCCTTCCTTGATTCGCACAAGGCGTACCGGGAAAACCCGCTGCTTAACGCCGCCTTCGATCGCGCGGTCAAGGGCCTCGCCGCCGACGAAAAAAACTCCGACAAGCCGATGCGCTGGTTCCTGACCGAAGGCGATCGCCTGGTGGCCGACGTGTTCAAAACGGCCGCCCCGGCTGCGGCTCCCGCTGCCGGCGTGCCCGGCGCGCGCGAAGCGGTCGCACGCGTGCCGCAGACCTTGGCCTTGGTCCCGCCGGCCGGGCCAAGTGGCGACGGCGGGGAGTTCTCGCATCTGGACGGACTGACCGGCGAGGAATTGGAGGCGACCGTCGCCAAAATGACCGCGGCCGCACGCGAAAAGTGGCTTCGGACAGGCTGACCCGCAAATTTTCCCCCACAACCAGCGCAACCATGGCTATCCTTGTCGACATTCGAGTGGGTGAAGTGCTCACCATTGACGACGGCAGGATAACCGTCCGGCTGGAAGAACGCTCGGGGCGCCTCGCCCGCCTGGCGATCGAGGCGCCACCGAACATGAAGATTGAAAGGCCGCGCTCGAGGATGGGCGCGGCGATGGCCAAAGGCGGCCTACCGCCAGCGGAAAAAGCAGCACGGTGAAAGCGCATGAGTGCTTTCGTTATGGTAGTCACAACGCCAAACGGAGGTTCACATGGCGCAAACGATCATCGGCCTGAACGATGCAAAGGCCGTCAAGAGGTGGTCCGCAAACCTGGCCGTCGACACAATCCGGCAGGGTTTTTTCACCGGCAAGATGATGGGCGGCGAAGCGAGCATGCTGCCGATCACCGTCAAAACCGATCTTGAAGCTGGTGCCGGCGATGCCGTGACCTATGACCTGTCGGTGCAGCTGCGCCAGCGGCCCGCGGTAGGGTCGGAAAAGCTGGCCGGCCGCGAGGAAGCGCTGCGCTTCTTCTCGGACAAGATCGTGATCGACAAGATGCGTCACGGCGTCAACACCGGCGACTCGATGACGCAAAAGCGCACGCTGCACCAACTCCGCGACGTGGCCAAGGCCCGCCTGCGCGACTATTGGGCCGCGCTGTTCGACGAGTTGTTCATGGTCTACCTGTCCGGCGCGCGCGGGGCGAACGACGACTTCATCACCGGCCTCGACACGTCGACCGATCCGACCTTCAGCATCAACGCGGTCACCGCGCCCGACACCAATCACGTCATGTACGGGGACGGGACGACCAAAGCGACGCTGACGAGCGCCGGCAAGATGACCCTCGCCCTGATCGAAAAGGTGCAGGCGAAGGCGGCGATGATGACCGGCATCGACAAGAAGGGGGCGAAGATCCAACCCATCCCGGTCGGCGGCCGGCCCAAGTACGTCCTGCTGCTCTCGCCCTGGGCGCGCTACGACCTGAAAATCGCCAGCGGCACCAACACCTGGCTGGACATCCAGAAGGCGCTCACCGCCGCGGTGGGGGAAAATTCCCCGATCTTCAGCGGCGCGCTGGGCGACTACTCGGGCACGGTGCTCCAGGAGCACAGCAACGTGATCCGCTTCACCGACTACGGGGCGGGCAGCAACGTCGCCGCCGCGCGCTGCCTGTTCCTGGGCGCGCAAGCCGGCGCCATCGCCTTCGGCATGAAGGGCTCGGGCATGCGTTTCGACTGGTTCGAGGAAATGGACGACCGCGGCGAGGAACCCGTCGTGACGACCAAGACCGTGTTCGGCATCAAGAAGTCGCGTTTCAACAGCCAGGACTACGGGCTGTTGGCGGTCGACGTCGCCGCGGCCCAACCGTACTGATCCAGGCGTAGAGCTCGCGCGCGGAGCCTCGCGCGCAGTTCCACCAGTCCAACCCCTCCCCTCTCCAAAGGACATTCCACATGGCATCCCTTTTCCAAAGCAAGAACGTCGCGCAGAACGGCCCGGTGCTGACCCCGGAAGGCGCGAACGACGTGGTGGCTGTCCGGGCGGAATATAGCCTGGCGGCGGCCCTGGTCATCAACGACCTGATCGAAATGGTCGTGCTGCCGGCGAATTGCGTGCCGGTGGATTTCATCCTCGACGCCGACGACCTGGACACCGGCACGCCGACCATCACCTTTGACGTCGATCTGCTGGCCGGCACGCCGGGCGATACGGTGCTGGCCAACCGGACCATCGCCGGGGCGGTCATCTTCGCAGCCAGCACGGTGGCGCAAGCCGGCGGCCTGGTGCGCCCCACGCTGGTCACCGCACTGCGCATCGCGCCCGACAAGGCGCTCGATCGCTCGATCGGGATCTTGGTCAAGGCGGCGCCGGCCACCGGGACCACGACCGGGAAGATCGGCCTGACCATGCTCTACCGGCCGTCGATCAACGGAGCGTAATCACCGCGCAGGCCATTTCTCCCCTCTGCGGTGGCGTCAAAGGGGGGCGCCGGATGGCGCCCCCGCTTTTTTCAACGTGTCTGTTTCCAAGGATCGTTACATGCTTATCAGGTCCATCATCGTCCGCGGCGGCGGCACGTTCATCACGATGCCGAACGCGGACGGGTCGCCCGACACCGAGTACGCCTTCAAGCCCAACGCCAAAGGCGATCACGTTGCCTCAGTCAAGGATCTGGCGCACATGATCCGTCTGCTCTCGATCACCGAGGGCTTCGCGTTCTACGAGGCGGAACCGGGCGACTCGAAGGCCGCCAACACGCCGACGCCGGCCAACGAAACGCAGACCATCGCCGACGAGGCCGCCGAGAAACTCGACGCGAAGCCTGAACCACGCCGCGGCCGGCCGCCGAAACCGGCGCCGGTGGACGATCCGCTGGCGCCGCTGCAAGCGATCACGGGTGCCTGATGTTCACCCTGGCCGACGTCACGGCAAGCGCCATGCACTTGGTCGGCCAGGGCGCGAGCGATCGTTACCCAGCGCCCCGATTGCTGGCGCACGCCAATAACGGGGTGCTGCGCCTGGGCGAAGCCAAACCGGAGTTGTTCGCCGTCAACGTGTGGGCCCCCACCGTTGCCAACAGCGTAGAGCAAAGCTACGCCACCCGGAAAATCCTCAACGTGACCGCGGTGCGCAGCGGCACCGATGAGCGCGGTCTGCTGCCGCTCGATGTTGTATCTCTGTCGGCCTGGGATCCTACCTGGCGCAGCACCACCGCCGGCGTGCCGCGGCAGGGCGTGGTCATCGACCGCGACCGCTACGTGCTCTACCCGCCGCCGAGTGCGGGCGTGGCGGCGCTGCTGCGCCACGTCAACATCAAGGACACCTACGCCGGCATCGATCCGATCAATCTGCCGAGTTCCTTTCTGCCACCGCTGGCCGATTACGTGGTGGGGATGGCCGAGATGGCCGACGAGGAACACGTCAACAGCAACCGCGCCGCGGGCCTGCTGCAAGCGTTTTTCGCGGCCGTCGGCGTGACCCGCCCGGCCCCCGCGGGAGGCGGCAATGGCAAGCCTCAGTGACCTGGCGCGCCATGTCGCCCTGGTGGCTCCCTCGGCGCCGCTGCCGATCATCGTCGAGCAGATCCGTCTCGCCGTCGACGAGCTCGCGCTGCGCACCAAATGTTGGATCGACGAGCCCGGCCCCGTCGACGTCGAGGATGGGGAACCGCGCTACACCATTCCGCTGAGTGCGGGGCTGGTGCCGATCGAGATTGGCGAAGTTCGCCTCGACGGAAAAGTTCTCAAGCCCGCGGCGATTCCCGATTGGTTCAACAACACCAATGCGTGGCCCGATGCCACCACCGGGAAGCCCGAGACCTATGCGCAAATCGCCACCAACCGCATCGTGCTGTCGCAGGTGCCGAACCTGAACGGGGAAGCCTGGGCGCTCGATTTCAAGTTGTCGGTGCGCCCAGGGCAGGACACCAGCGACATCCCCGATTGGCTGTTCGCGGATCAGTATGCGGCGTTCATCTGCGGGGCCAAGTCAAACATCCTCACCCTGCCGACGTGGCTAAACGCTCCGCTGGCCGGGCTGGAACGAGGCAAGTTCGACGCGGCCATCGCCGCGCTGGGCTGGCGCGTGTCGAAGGGCTTTACCAAGCGACCGGGGAACCACCCCCCGGATTTTTTCTAAATCCCGAAGGGGGCCAGCATGTCCGCTTTCAGCGACTACTCCGAGAACGCAATCATCAATCACTTCTTCCGCGGCAGCGGCGCCTCGGTGCCCACGTCGTCCTACGTGGCCTTGTTCACTGCGGACCCGAGCGATGCGAACACCACCGCGAACGAGGTCCAGGTGGCGAATTGGCCGGCCTACGTGCGCCAGGATGCGGCGTCCGGCGCCGCCATTTCTACCGGCTGGAGTGCACCGGCGAACGGCGTCAGCAGCAACGCCAAAACGCTCACCTACCCCGCCAACAATGGATCGGGCACGGTCACCGTGACGCACGTGGGGCTCTACGACGCCAGTTCGGGCGGCAATCTCATCATGCACTCCGCGCTGTCGTCGAGCAAAGCACTGTCGGTCAGCGATGTGCTCTCGTTTGCGATCGGATCGCTCATCCTGACCGTGCAGTAACGCCGGGTTCAACATGAACCTGGGGCAGCTGAACGGGCCTGCCCTAAACGGTGGCTGGCTCGGCAACGTCCACTCCGCATCGGCTACGCTGGGCGGGGTGGGTGTGGCATCGGCCGCGCCGTCGCATACCGTTATCATCACCACGCCTAAGAAGATCATCGGCAAAGGGGTTGCTTTTGCCAAGCTGATAAAAATGCAACAAGGCGACGCGGCCGTCGTGGGCGCGGCGTCGATCTACATGGCGCCCATCAGCGTCGCCGTTCCCGGCGCCGCGTCGCTACTGGCAACGGCGACCATTCAAGCGTCTGCGCTGCGCACGGAGCAAGCGAGTGCAGGGTTCACCGGACTGGCGACCGCTCGATTCCTGAACACGTCGGCTACTGGTTTTCTTGGCCGTGGCACCATCGGCGCGACGGCCGTGCGCACGCGGTATTTCAAGCCACCGAAAAGCAGCAAGTCGATCGTCGGCAAGGGTTTGTTTGTACCCAAAGCAGTCCGCGTCCACATGCCGAGCGTGGCGTTCGGTGGGGTCGGATCGCTATGGGTGTCCGACGTCAAGATCAACGCTCACTACTACTACATTCGGCAGCCAGTCGTCGGGGTCGGCGCGTTCGCGGTCGACATGACCAAGGTGCGCTGGAATATCGCGGCAGTTCCGACCGGCACCGCGGGCATTGAGATTCCTGAGTCGGATGGGAATTGGGAGACGGTCACGATCATTCGAGGGGCGGCAGCAACGCCACACGGCACCGGCACCGTGACGGCAGCTGCCACCACGATCAAGCAGGCGGCCGGCGCTGCCGTCGGCACTGGCACGTATGCGTCGAGCGCGTTGCGCACACGACTCCCTCTATCAAATATCATCGGCAAAGGGTTCGTGTTTGGGAAGTCACGTCGGGTTCAGTTTGCAGCGGCGGCGCCGGCAGGAACCGCGACCATTGCAGCGCTCGGAGCGACGCGACTTCTTGCGACGTCCACCTTCGCCGGGACCGCCGCGATGACAGGCGACGGCAACCGGCTGCACCGTGGCAGCGCGCAGTGCTCCGGGAGCGCAAGCGTGGCCGCGGAGGGATACATCAACCTTGGTCTGCATGGCACGCAAGGGGCCCTGTTCTACCGTCCTGCCGCGGTGAGGATATTCAACCGGCCGCTGCATCAAAGAATCTGGAGAACCGACAAAATGAGCACCCTTGGAACCGTCACCAAGCAACCGAGCGAACGCGATTACTTCACCATCAATTACAGCAAGGACATCAGCAAAACCGACACCGTATCCGCGGTGGTGTCGTGTGTCGCCGCGCCCGCCGGGCTGTCGGTGTCGCCGGTCATTCTCGGTGATGGGCGCTCGCTCAAGGTGGCCTATTACTCCGGTACGGATCGCACGAAGTACAAGGTCACGGCGATCGTCGACACCGCCGAAGGGCAGCGCTTCGAGGACGAAGTGTACGTGACGGTCAAGGAGCTATGACATGCCGCAGGTGTTCTCCAACAATTCGCGCACGACCCTCGCCGGATCCATTTCTAATTCGGCGACGACGATCAACGTCGCGGCGGACACCGGCGACAAGTTTCCCTTCCCCACCGGCGGCGACTTCTTCCTCGTAACCCTGTGGGAAATGAGCGGGGATATTGAAATCAACCATGAAATCGTCAAGTGCACGGCGCGCACGGCCGACGCCTTGACCGTGGTGCGCGCCCAGGAGGGCACCAAGGGGCGAGCGTTCGCCAACGCCACCCCGATCGAGTTGCGCTGGACCGCGGCGGCGGCGGGGATCGCGGTAGTGGCGTTGCCGCTCATCGGCGGGGCTATGGTCGGCCCCATTGATATGACCAACAATGACCTATCCAGGGTCAAGGCGATTTCCTTCAACGATCCGGTCGACGATGGCGCAAGCGGCGGCGCGTACACGGTGTACTTCACATCCGGCCTGTATCACAAGCTGGCCATGAGCGCGAATTGCGTGCTCACCTTCATCCCGCCGGCCGGCCCCGCGGTGTGCCACCTGGAAGTCACGCAAGGCGCAGGCGCGTACACCTGGACGCTGCCGGCCGGGAAGTGGGAAGCGCTGTATGCAGCGGCCGACAAGCAGCTGTCGGCGGGCGTTGGTGCGCTCGACCTGCTGTTTGCGCGCTGGAATGGAACCTTCTGGATCTACCAATTGGCGAAGGGCTGCGCGTAGTGACTACCCTTGTCGTTTACGACGAGTTCCCCGGCACTGGCGATTTATCGAACCACCTGCCGGGCACCGGCAATGCCTGGGCCACGGAGGCGTGCGATTTCGATAACGGCACCCATGCGAACAATGGCAACGGCATGCCGCCTTTCGGCCACGATTTAGCCCCTCTGGCGGCGAACCAACTGACCGGGGCCGGGGAATACTGGTACAACCTCACCACCGGCGGCTACAACTTCGCGCTGCTCAAAGCATCGCCGGCCCCGAGTTCCCCGGATTGCTCGGTTTCGTTCACGATCGAGCTCGACGGGGCAACGGCGGATTTCGATTTGCTGTTGGCGGTCCACGCGTCCCCCATGGGAAGCGGAGCCTGGAACCCGCAAGCGAAAAACTGGATCGGCGCGACGTTTCACTTCGATGGCGCGGGGTTTCTAAGCGTCTATCGGCGTGAGGTTTACAACGGCGCCCAAGCCAACACCGGGGAAAGTTTCGAAGACACTTCCGCATCGTCCGGGAAAATCCCCTGGACGTTTACCCTCAGCGTCACCAACAACATTTTGACCGTAGCGTATTCGAGCGCCGACCAGATCTTTTCCAACTCGCTGACCATCGCGCAAGTCAATTTGCGCTCGGCCGGCGAAGTCTATGTGATGCCGTTCTTCGCCTTTGGTGCTGTGGTTGGCGATCACATCGACACTAAGGTTCGCTCGATCGTGGTCAGCGAAATCCCGCCGCCAGTCCCACCGGACGGCATCAAAATTCAATCTGTCGGCACCGCGCAAGCTGCGCTCGCCACGCGGATCAGGGTCCGGTTCGGTCACGGGGCCGCGCTGTCACCGCTGGAAGGTGATTTTCTGCTGTGCTTCATGCAATTTTGGTCGATCAGTCCAGGGCTGCTGTTGCTGACTATCCCGGCCGGCTGGTCACAATTGCTGCCGCTGTACTCCGTGTCGCCCGACGTGTACGTGGCGGCGTTTTATCGGCTCGGTCGAGGTCCGTCGTTTGCCGGAACGTGGGAGTGGGTCTGGAACAACTGGTGCTACGTTACCGCGGTCGTAGAATCGTGGACCGGGGCCGACACCATCGACGCTTGGCGGCATGACCCGCACCAAGCGATCAATGCGCCTGGTTCCAACGGGCTCACGCCGACCGATGCCAACTGCATGCTGGCGTCCTTCTTCGCCACCGTGGGCAATGCCCACTGGACCCCGCCGGCCGGCCACACCGAGATTGTTCAGTTGCAAGACGTGAGTTCGAGCACCAACGTCGAAGCGGTCTACAAGCAGCTTGGCGCTGCCGGCCCCACAGGACCGATCGCCCCGGCAATCCAAACCTGGGGCGTCAACGAAAGCCTGCTGGTGGCACTCACCAACCGGGCCAAGCGGCGGCCCCCTTCACTCATGGCGGCCCTGTAATGCTCATCGACTGGCGCGCTTTCAACGGAGAAATACCGCGGCTAAAACCGGACAAGCTGCCGCAAGCGGCATGTCGCCAGGCCATGCACGTCGATTTCAGCGAGGGCGATCTGCGCCCGCTGCCGGCGATGGGGCTAGTCGCCACGTTCACCGACACCATCCGTTCGCTGTTCACGATGGACGGCATCAATTTCCTGTCCTGGAGCACCGACGTCGATGCGGTGCGCGGCCCGGCGATCGAGGATACGTACCACCGCATTTACTTCACTGATGCGCATGGCCTGTGGTTCACGTTTCAGGACCAGGCGCGTCCAAGCGGCGGAGCGCCCGCCGTTCAGTACAAGGCCGGGGTGCCGGCGCCGACCGCCCCGTTGGTGCTCTCGATCAACAGCACGATCGACGGCATGACCATCACCGCCAAGTTCTTCTACGAGGCCGCCGGGGTCAAGTATCAAGAGCAAACCGTCAACCTGAACGTGGTCACGCCGGCCAAGAAGTATTGGTTCACCCCGCCACTGAAAAACGCGGTGCTCACCACCACCACGCCGGGCAGCGTGGCCGCCGAAGCGCTGCTGATGACCGCTTACCAGACCCCCGCAGGGGCCCTGGTTACTGCCAGGGACAACATCACCATCGGCGGCCCGGACATCATCATCGACAGCCTTGGCTCGCCAGCCTACGCGGTCAAGATTTACGACGGCGAGGGCCGCGAACATCTGGTGTCGGCGCTGTGGTCGCTGTCGCGCTTCGGGGTTCTCTACGATTCCGACGCTGGGGCGCCCGCGGTGCCGGTCAGTTCCGATGATCCAACCCAACCGAATCCGACCAGCACGCCGGCCGGCAAAACCCCGGAAGGGGCGATGCCGATGTTGCAGATCATCGCGGTGCGTGCTGACGATGCCGTGACCGTGTTCGATTGCTACTCGTCGGGATCGAGCTTCAACCTGGCGCAGCCGGCCGCCGTCATCACCCTCGCTGCCGACCCGAGCATCACGTCACGCATGAACGTGACCATTCAATATGGCACGTCCAATTCTTCCGCCAGCCTGCTCGAAAGCCGGGCCTACACCTACACCTTCATCAACGCCTATGGCGAGGAAAGCATTCCCGCGCCCACGGCCAGCATCGACGTCAACGTGTTCGAGCAGGTGCGCCTGATCGTCACGCCAATAGCCGCCGGCCTCTACGCGCCGATCACCAAGGCGCGCGTCTACCGCACCGCCACCGGCACCAGTGGAGTGACCGAGTTTTTCTATGCTCTGGATTGCGACCTGTCGGGCGGGTACGTGTTCCTCGATAGGGTCAAGACCAGTGCCCTGGGCTCGGACATCATCGAATCGTGGACCTGGGAAGTCCCACCGGCAGATCTGCACGGCCTGACCTACATCGGCAACGGCATGCTGGCGGGGATTTCAGGCACGCAAGTTTGCATCTGCGAGCCCTACCGGCCGCACGCCTGGCCAAAGGAGTACGCCAAGCTGCACCCGTCGACGCCGGTACGGTTGATGCCGAATCAAAACTCGGTGGTAGTCACCACCACCGGCTACCCGTACCTGCTCACCGGCAGCACCCCGGACGGCATGGTGCAGCAACGCCTCGCCGCGCAACAAGGAGCGGTGAGCAAGCACGCCCACGCCGACCTGGGCGAGTTCATCGCTTACGCCACCAACGACGGCATCGCTTTGGTCGCTGGCGGCCAGGTGTCGATCGCGCAAAGCCTGTCCCTGTGGGGTCGCAAGAAGTGGCGCGAGCTCTACGGCGGGCGTCTACACCTGATGCGCTTCGCCGCCAACGATGGGCAGTTGGTGTGCTTTTTCGAGGCCGGCGGCGACAGGCAGTTCATGGTCCGGTTCGACGAGGCCACCGGCATGCTCACCGAGCACACCTTCCCCATGACGGCCGCGTTCGTGCTGCCCGACACCGACGCCCTGTACGTCGGCAGCGGCAGAGAGCTCTACGCCTTCGACGGCGGCGAGGTTGGAACGGCGTCCTGGTGGTCGCGGGAGATTGTGCTGCCGAAGCCGCGTAACATCGGTTGTCTGCAAGTGCTCTGCGAGGGGGCGTGCACGGCCACCGTGTACGCCGATGGGGTCGCGGTGCTCAACGCCTGGCCGTTTACCGATTCCGTTATCAAGCGCATGCCGACCGATGTAATTGCCCGCCGCTGGTCGGTCAAACTCAACGTGACCGGCATCGTCAAAGAGGCGTATCTGGCCGGGACCGTCCTCGATTTGCAGCAAGTGTGAAGCGTCCCATTGCCCTGCCGCCGCTGGATTCGATCGCGGATCCCGAGGTCCGCGCGGCCTTCCGCGCCCTGGTCGATCACTTCGGCAAGACCGATTACCTGTCGGCGCAGGATTTCCTTGATGCCGCCAAAAACTCTGGCGGCGGTCGCAATCAGGGCGTACCGCTGCAAAATGACAATCTGCCTGGGGTGTGGAACCGGCCGCCCAAACCGGGCGAGGTTGGCGCCATCATTTCCAGTCTGGAAAATCAGATTAGAAACTCGGCGCTGTTCCGCGAACTCGGCACTCGTATCGACCTGATCGACCGGCCGACCACCGGCCTGGTGTATCGCATCGGCAACGCCGAGGGCTCGATCCGCGCGCAAGGAGCCCAGCTGACCGGCATCGGCTCGGAAATCTACAAGAACATCATTCCGACGCTGAACAGCTACGGCTCCAGTCTGGTGGTGCTCGACACGCAATTGTCGCAGTTCGGCGAAGTGGTGGCCCTGGTGCAGCAATCGACCTTCACCGCGGCCAACGCGGTTACCTCGCTGGCCACCTGGAGCATCACCACGCAGGCCACGATCGGGCAAATCGGCGATTCAGTCGACGGCATCAAGGTCAGCGTGCAGACCGCGCAGCTGGCGCAAGCCAACGTCAACGGCAACATGCTGGCGCGCTGGACCGTGCGCATGGATCTGAACGGCATGGTTTCCGGCTTCGGCATGGAAGCCTCGGGCACCCGCCAGCACGTCGAATCCATGTTCCTGGTGCGCGCCACTACCTTCGCCATCGCCGGCACCACGGCGGCGGCCGACGAGTACCTAACCCCGCCAGTGCGCGGCCAGGGGCTGGGCGTGCCAGCCGACGAAACGCTCGAGGCATGGGAGATTCGCGTCAACGCCTGGGGCGATGCCATCGTGGCGTCGAACAACGCGCTGGTCGCCGCGGCGATCAATAACCCGGACGGGCGCGCCGGCCAGGTGCAGGTGCCATTCATCGTCAAAACCGATTACTGGTTCGACGACGCCGGCATCGCGCAACCGCCTGGGGTCTACATGCGCCGGGCGATGATCGAGCGCCTCGTCGTCGACACCGCCTATATCCGCAAGGCCGCGGTCACCACGCTCACCATCGACGGGCAGGCCGTGACGTTCCCCTACGGCAAGACCGACGCCAACACCTACCGGATGCAGAATGACGAAATCCCGATTTGGGTCATGGTGTTCTACAACAACGACGAGCAGCGGGTGCCGTGTTCGTTTTCCTGGGTGTCGGAGTTCTCCCCCGGCAGCGGCGGCGACGGCAATTACCTGACCTTTTTCGTCACCTGCAACAACGGGCAGACCATCAGCCGGCAGGTGGGCTACCCGAACAACATCAACCGCTTCGCCGCGCCGGGACAGTGCGTGTTCATGGCCGATCCGGCCTGGAATACGGTGGTACTGTGGGCGCGCGAGCGCGGCGCTGACTTGCTGGGCTATGGCGACATCGTGAGCACCACGGCCTTCATTCTCGGGCTCAAACGATGAGTGACTTCGCCGTGTTCAACAATCAGACCGGGGCGATCGTCGAGGTTGGCCACGCGCCACGCTTCGAGTGGGTGCGCCCCCCAGCCGATCCCACCCTGACGATGGTGCAAACGGACGGCCAGCTGGACCCGGCCACGCAGTATTTCGACCTGAACCTGCACGATTTCACCAACAAGACCACGTGCCCGACGCCAACCATCACGTATCCGAGTTCGCTGCACGCCACGCTCGACCCGGTGCCGCGGCCGTGCCGGGTGTTCGTGGACAACACCAGCTATGTCGTCACGGACGGATCGGCGGAGATTGTTTTCGGCAGCGCGGGCACGTATTCAGTGATAATTGCATCGGCGCGTTACTTGGACTGGACCGGGAGCGTCACGGTATGAAAATCGAACACCCTGCCGACTACCGGCGCAAGCGGGCCGAACAATACCCCCCGGTCGGGGATCAGCTGGATGCCATCTGGAGCGCGATCGAAGCTCTGGCAAACGGCCACCCCATACCGAACGACTCGGCGGTGATGTTGGACCGCTTGCGTTCGCTCCGTGAGCGCATCCCAAAACCATGACGATCAGCTTCCAAATCGAACCCTGGTCGACCGTGCGCTCTGAAATCGAGCGCCTGCTGCCGCTGCATTGGGCGGAAGTGGCCGGCGAGCGCGACCACATCAAACTCGACCCCGATTGGGAGTGGTACGCCGAGTGCGACCGCCAGGACATGCTGCAAGTGCTCACCGCACGCGCCGATCGCACCGAGTTGGTCGGCTACCACCTTTCGATCATCCGTACGCACCCGCATTACAAATCGACGCTGATGGGATTCACGGACATTTATTTCATCGCCCCGGAGTACCGCAAAGGGCGCACCGGGATCCAGCTGTTCATTCGCGCCGAAGAAGAATTGCGCGCGCGCGGCGTGCGCAAGATTTTCACCGGCACCAAACTGTCATTGAATATGGGGCCGATCCTCCTGCGCCTGGGCTGGCGGGAAACCGAGCGCCTTTTCACCAAGTACCTGGGGGATTGATATGGGCCACGTCGACCGCGAACACGACTACGAGTGCGGTTTGCGCTTGCGGCACACCTGCCAGGTGGCGACCGGGGTGATGGCCGCTGTCAGCATCGGAGGCGCCGTGCTTGGCGCGAACGCCTCGCGCAAGGCGAGCAACCAAGCCAAAGATGCCAATGCGGGGCAGTTGGAGATTGCCCGCCAGCAACAGGCGATCGCCAACGAGCAATGGCAGACGTACAAAGACGTCTACGCGCCGCTCGAGAAAAGCATGGTCGGCGAAGCGCAAGCCTGGGACTCCCCGGCCCGGATCGAATCGGAAGCGGGGGCGGCGAAGGCCGACGTCGCCGGGGCCTACGGGCGCGCCGCGGCGGGCCTGGGCCGGCGCATGGCCGGCTACGGCGTCGACCCGACCAGCGGCGCGGCAAGCTCGCAATATCGGATCCTGGCTGGGCAGGGCGCCGGGGCGGAAGCTGGCGCGGCCAACACGGCGCGGCGCTCGGTATCGGAGAGCGCCTGGAACAAACGCCTGCAAATCGCCAACATCGGCCGCGGGTTGCCGGGTTCCGTGGTCGCTGGCCTGGGCTCGGCCGGCAATCAGTATTCCTCGAACGCCGGTCTGAATTACGGGGTGGCGGAGAACCAGGCGTACAACACCGGGCAGGTGATCGGTGCGATTGGCAACGCCGCCGGCAAGGTCGATTGGGGCAAATTGATCGGTGGCAGCACCGTAATCAACAACAACACGGGCACCGGCATCAACTGGAACAATCCGACAGCGGGCTGGGGCGTATCTCCCGGCGGCGATCAGTGGTACGGATGAGGGTCAGACCATGAATCTCGGCGCAGCGATGGCAGCCGGCGGGGTCGCAATTCGCGGCCTCAACGATTTTCGGCGGCAGGCGGCCACCGACGAGTACGCCAAGTCGCAGCGCGACCTGGCGCTCGAGGAAGGCAAGCAACGGTTGTCGCTGCTCCAGGATCAAAGCGCGGCCAGCGCGAGCGAGCGCAAGCAGCGCGAAAATGATCTGGCGACTGAGGCCGAGATTTCTGCCACGATTGGCAAGGCGACCTTCGGCCAACAGCCGGGGGCGAGCCCCGCGCCGACCGCGGGCGCCATGGGACCGGGGGCCGACGTCGGCGTGCCGCCGCCTGCGACCATGCAGTTGCCGCAGCCGAACGGGGAACCGCCGGCCTACGCGCCGATGCCGGATCAGGGCGGCGCGCCGCCGGTCGCGGCGGGGCCCGGCGAGGTCGCCTCGCCAGTCTCCGCTGGGATTCGTGGTGCAGTTCAGAGTGCCCCTGGCGCGGTCGGGCCGATGGCAGGGGTTGGACCTGGGGGCATGACGCCTAGTCGGCCGGCCACCCGTACCCAGCCGGGCCAGCCGGCGCAGTTGGGCGCGGCCTCGCCGGTGACGTACTTCGAAACGATGTACCGCATCGCCAGCGCGCGCGGTTCGATGCGCTACCAGGAACAGGCGATTCAAGGCATGGCCGATTCGGCGCGGCTCAATTACGCCGACGCCTTGAAAGGCGCCGCCGCAGCACTCGCGGGCGGCGACGCGCGGCCGATGGTGCAGCTATACAACCAGCGGTATCCGAACGGGCACCGGGTTGCGGACATCAAGCCGCTGCCCGATGGCGGCGTGGTGGTGTCGGAATACGACCCGCGGCCAGGCCCGCGCCCGTTGATCGAGCGGACCATGACGCCCGACCAGGCGCAGGCGCAGATGGTGGCGATGCTCGACCCGAAAACCTGGCTCGATATGGCCAAGGAACGGGCGAAGCAGGTAGCCGAAACGGCCAAGGAATTGGCCAAAGAGCAGGCCATCGGCAAGCGCGAAATCGCGCTCGAGGGGGTCAAGGCTCCGAACGAGATGGCGCGCACCAAAGTCACGGCAGCGGCCACGGTGCAGGCGGCCGGGATCCATGCCGGGGCCACGATCAAGGCGGCGACGATCGGCGCCGACTCGCGCGAGGCGGTGGCCCAAATCAAGGGGGCGCTGGCGGAAAAGGTGCGGAACGACCCGCGCGCTTCGCGCGCGTCGGACGAGGTTTACAAGATCCTCAAGTCGGGGCCGCTCGGGGAAATGACCGGCGAGAACTCCGAGCTCGCCAAAGCCGGAGCGGCGTCGCTGGCGGCCGACTACGCCACCGGAGAGTCGCCGATGAACCCGGCGGCGGCGGCACAGCGCGCGGTGCGCGAAACCGAGGCTGCGGTGAAGGCCGGAAAGATGAGGGTGCCGATGCCTGGCGCCGCGAAGCCTGGTCCGGGCCCTGCCGCGCCCGCGGTCAACACCCAACGGTTCGGGTATTGACCCATGGCCGGCTGGTCGGAATACGCTGCTTCGCCCGAGTTCGCCGGGGAGGCCGACAGTGCCACGCGTGAGGCCAAGCGCGTCAACTGGTTCGCCGACAACGTAGCAAAAACGCTGTTCACCGAAGGCGCCGACGATGCCACGGTCGGCAAATTCCGTGAGGCGTTCGATGCCAAGACCCGGCCGAGCGTGCTCGAGCGCACCAAATCGGCGGCGCTCGGGGTGATCGGGAAGCTCGGGGTTTCCGGCCAGGACACCACCGGCGCGCCGATGTCGACCGCCGCCGCGGACAGCGGACTGATCCCAAGCGGGGTCGTGGAACCGGCCACGGTGCCGATTCCCGGCTCGGTGATGTCCGGGTTCCCGGACGTGCCGCGCAAGATCGTCGCCGATCCGGTGGCGCGCAGCGGCAGTTTCAAGGCCGATTCGGCGGCGCAGCGCGTGGCCGACGATGCGGCGGCGGCCGACACCGCGCGCCTGGCGCAACCGGGCGGCGTGGTTGCTGGCCCGGCGCCCGGCGCCACCGGCGACCCGTTCAAGCTGTCGGCGATCCAAACCGCGGGCGCCATCGGCAAGCAGATCCACGATCAGCCTACGCACCTGCAAGCGGCGGGCGGCGGGTTCTATCAGGGCATGGATGCGTCCGCGCCCGAGTGGGTGAAAACAGCGCGAGCAGCATCGAAGGCGCTCACTTTGGCGGGGGCACCCGCCGGCAAAGGCGATTACGCGACGACGATCCCCGGCTTGAGCCTGGGGGAGATTGCGAGTCTCGGCCCATCGGTGGCGTTTTCCGTGGTCAGCCTGGGTTCGTCCGCGATCGCGGGCGCGATCGGCAGAGTCATGGGCGCCGCTGGTGGCGCCGCGGGAGCGAAGGCCGCGAGTTTTGCATCGACCGCTGGGGCGTCCTACTGGTCCGGGTTTCGGATGGCAGCCAACCAGTTCCAGACCGATTGGCGCGAGCACCTGGATCAGATCCGCAAGAGCAACAAGGTCGGGCCGATCACTGATGAGGAATGGAACAACGCGCGCGCCTGGTGGGGCGACCTGGCGACGGCCTACGGCCACTACGAGGGGGCCGGCGAAGCGGTCGGCAACACCGCCGAGCTCGCAATCTTTCGCGCCGCGGTCCGCTCGCGCCTGGGCCGGCTGTTCGGCAAGGCCACCACCACCCGATTCCTGTCCAAGACGGCATTGGGCCTGGGCCTCGAGAACCTGTCCGAAGCGGGCACCCAGCTGGGCCAGTCCGACGTCGAAGCGCAGGCCGGCATGGGCGGGGAGCGGCGCTCGTTCACGTCGCCGGAAGATTGGTGGCAATCGGCGCGCGAGGTCGCGGGCGTCACCACGGCGCAAACCGTGCTGACCGCCGGGGTGCTCGGCGCCGGGCATCAGATCAGGCGCCGCGCCACCGGCCAGAACATCCAGGATGCCGCTGACGCCAAAACGGCGGCCGAAACCGAAGCGGCGACCGCAGCGGCGCGCGTGGCGCGCAACGACGCGATCACAAAATGGCGCGACGAAGGGCTGTCGACCGGGCGGAAAGTCCCGCCGCCGGCCCCGCCAGCTGCCCCTGCGGCCCCGCCCGCGGGCGCCGCGCCCGCGCCTTCCCCTGCACCTGCCCCCGCGCCGCAGCCTACCGTGTACGCGGAGGACATGCCGGATCTGTCCAAGCAGAACCGGGACCGCGAGCGCGCGGCCTCGCGCACGCAGATCGCGGCAATCGCCGGCAACCCCGATTTCGAGCGCGCCGGGATTTCGAACAGCAGCGAGCTCGGCGCGCCGATGGCGTCGGTGAAGGGCTCGGCCGACCAAGCGATCCCGCCCGCGCAGACCGGGCGCGCGGAAACGGTGATCTTCCCGGACGGTTCGAAGGTGCCGGCCAGGTATGCCGTGGTCGAGGCCGATTCGGTGCTGGCGTCCAACCGGGTCGACGGGAGCTCGGTCCTGGAGTACGGCAACCCGCCGGCCGGCTCGATCGTGGCTTTGAACAACGCGCGCACCATCGGGATCACCGAAGGGTACAAGCGCGGCACGGCCAACAACTACCGGGCGCAGCTGGTCGCCGCGGCGCCGGGCCTCGAACTAGATCCCGCGGTGATCGCCGCCATGAAGGCGCCGCTGCTGGTCCGGGTGTACGACGACAAGATCAACGCCAACAAAGACCTGGGCCGGCTGTCGAACGCGTCGCACGCGTTGGGAACCTCGAGCGCCGAGCGGGCGATGAACGACGGCCGGCTCCTGGATGTATCGAAGCTCTCGCGCACTGAGGGCGACGTGCTGCACGCCGACAACGACGCTCTGATCCGCTCCTTCCTGGAGTCGGTCCCGGCCAACGAGCGCGCCGACCTGATCGCGGCCGATGGGTCGTACACCAAGCAGTTGCGTACGCGCGTCGAGGATGCCCTGGTCGCGCGGGCCTACCGCTCGCCCGAAATCGTGTCGCTGGCCGTGGAAACCGCGGACCCGGAAATCGGCAACGTGCTGCGCGCGATGCGCGAAGCGGCGCCGGCCTGGGCCCGCCTGCCGGCCATGGGCGACCTGGATCTGCGCACGCCGCTGGTGCACGGCGCCTGGGCCCTGGTCGACGCCAAGGCCCGCGGGATGAAGCCTTCCGAAGTGCTGCGCCAAGCAGACTTGCTCGGGGCCGACCCGATGCAGACCGCGTTCACGCGGCTGTTCGTGGAAAACGTCCGGTCGCCCAAGCGCATGGCCGCCCGATTGCAGGCGATCGCCGAAGCGGCCGAGGTAGAATTGAGCAACCGCGCCAGCATGTTCGCGGTAGCGCCCAGGTCAAAGGAGCAAATTCTTGAACAGGCAACCGCAACCGCCGCGCCGGCCACGCGTGCGCAGAAACTTTCGGGTCGAGGCCAAGCTGCGCCAGATAATGGCGGCGGGCCACGAGAAGGCGAACGCGCTGCCGGTCAACGAGCCACCCCTGAAAGACCCGTTCAGGAAGTAACCGATCTGCCGCTGGCCGCGCGCGTGGCGCGCGCGACAGAACAAGCCACCGGCGGGATGTTCGGCGAGGAACCGGCGCCGCCCGCGAAACCCGCGCCTGCGGCGCCGGCCGCGCCGGCAGTTTTCGGGCTCAAATCCCACACCCCGGCCGAGATTCGCGCGGCGGCGGCGGCGAAGGAACAGGCGGCCAAGGCCGCGGCGAAGCCGGCGCCCGCCACCGGCCCGGCGGTCAAGGTCGATCAGACCGATCTGTTCGCCACCCAGGCCACGATGTTCCCCGCCGGCACGCGCTCGCCTGGGGTGCCCGCGGCGCCCGCGCCAGTCGAGGCCGTGGCCGCCAAGCCGGCTACGGTGCAGCGCGGGCAATCACCCCCTGGCGGCGCCAAGTACGAGCGCCCCGCCAGCGGCATGCCGCCGAAGGGCAAGCCGCTGGTGCTGATGTTCGGCGGCACTTATAACCCGGTTCAAACCGGGCACGTCCAGGCCGCCGAAGAGGCCAAACAGTACGCCGAGGCGCAGGGCTACACGGTCCAGGCCGTGGTGATGGCGCCGGTGGGACAGAAGCTTGCCGATGCGAAAACCCAAGCCAAGGGCGAGCCTTCGGTGTCGCTGGCGCACCGCGCGGCCATGCTCAACCTGGCCGTCGCCGGGCATGCGGGGATCGAGGTTGCCGCGGGGCCAGGCACCGAAGCTGACAATTGGGTAGGCAAGCTCAAGCGCACGCAGCTGGCCGATTGGGGCGCCGCGCACTATCCGGGCGCCACCATCGTCAACATCACCGGCGAGGACCAGGCCGTAGGCCACCCGCCCGGCTTCCCGTCGATCTACATGGGCGACGTGGACACCAGCCACGACGGGTATTACTACTTGGCCATGGCGCGCAGCGACGAGCAAATGGCGGCCAAGAGTTCGAGCGTCGCGCGCAGGGAAATGCTGCAAGGCCGGCCGGCGCCGGCTGGTGTACTGGTTCCTGCGGTCGAAGCCTACTACCGCGACAAGGTGCTCAAGCCGGCCGGCATCAAGCCAGCGCCGAAGCGCATCGAGCTCGCGCACGCCGGCAACATCGTAGTGAACGGCAAAGAGTACCCGTTGACCTGGCAGCTGCCGAAAACTCCGCGCACGCTGGCCGCGGACGATCCGCTGATGCGCGATACGTTCCCGGCGCATGCGCCGCACGCGGCGTTGTTCGACACAGCCTATCCCGAGTCGCTCGCTGCCGAACGCGGCGCCTGGCGCCAGAGTGTGCTCGACCACGTTCTCGGCCAGGTCACCCCACCTGGGCGCAAGCCGATCTTGTGGGTGATGGCCGGCGGCGGCGGCTCGGGCAAGGGCTACGTCATGGGCAAGCTGCAAGAGCACGGCGTTCTGCCGGTGAAACGGCACAACGTCGTGTTCGTGGATGCCGACAACATCAAGATGCAGGCGCCCGAGTGGGATCTGTTTGCGGCGGCGAAGGATGGCCGTGGCGGTTCCCGCTTGCATGAAGAATCGTCGGCGCTGGCGAAACTCATCGTGGAAACGGCGCGCGGCAAGGGCCTCGATGTGGTGTTTGATGCCACGATGGCCAACGTCGGAAAGGGCCTGGGCGTGCTGCAAGCCTGGCGCGATGCTGGCTACGAAATCCGGGTCCATGGCGTGGCCACCGATCCGCAAACCGCGGTGATCCGTGCTTACAATCGCGCGCTCGAAAACAATCGCTGGGTGCCGTGGGGAGAAGTGCTCCTGGCGCACAAGGCGCTGGCCGCCGATTTCCAGCGCTACGCCGGCATCGCCGACGAGCTCTCACTGTGGGACGGTAATGGCGCGGATCCGTTCCTTGTCGCTCGCAACGCTGTTACACCCGATGGCATAGACGTCACCGACAAGCAGGCGTATAATTGGTGGCGTAGGGACGGTGAGAATATCCAGGTCACTACGGCAAACGCAAAGGAGTTCAACGATGGCACTAAAACCCTTTACGATGTCCTCGGAGGAATCTCGGAGGGTCATCGACAAGATCGGCAGCAAGGAATTTTCGGCGAGCCCCGAGGGCCTAGCATCAGCGAAAGCGGTGTCCGAACGTATCAAGCGGGACGAGGAATTGGAGAACCTGGGGATACCGAAGTACGGCCACCCGAAACTTCCCCTGGTCAACCCCCCGCCGTTCAAACCGGAGTAAGCGATGAGCAACTACCGGGAAATGGTCCGACTGGCATTGCGGGATCAGAACCCGCAGCTGTACCGGGAAATGGAGAAGTCGGGCCAACTGGCGCCGTGGGTGGTCCAGTACGCGGAGGAAATGGCGCAACAGGTAACGGACCTGTCGATGCAGGACCACGCGAAGGCGAACAACCTGCCGCACCTGCAACGCCTGGCGATGTTCACCCAACAGCAGAACCAGGCGCAGGAATTGGTGTTCTCGGAAATGCTCCAGTTTCGGGCCCTGAAATCCCTACCAAGTCAGGACGAAACTACTACTTCTCCCGGCCTACCGACCTATCCTATGAGGGCGGCTGGCTCACCAAAGCCCGGCAGAACGTCGCCGCGGTAAAGCTGGTCAAGGAGCTCGCCACGGCCGGCCGCCAGGCCACGCCTGACGAGCAAGCAATCCTCGGGCAGTACACCGGATGGGGAGCGTCCGAGCTCGCCAATGGCATCTTCGGCACCAAGATGCAGGCGGCCGACAAGCTGCGCGCCACGATTGAGAAAAACAAACGCTGGCGCTCGCCGACGCACAGCGAAAGCGAAACCCTCAAGGTGTTCGATACGTCGTGGGGCAAGCTCTACGATGAAGTGAAGGCGTTGCTCACGCCCGAGGAATGGAAGGAGGCGGCGGCCTCGACACAGTTCGCGCACTGGACGAGCAAGGATGTGGTGCGCTCGATGTGGGCCGGCGCACAACGGCTCGGCTTCCACGGCGGCACCGTGCTCGAGCCTGGCGCCGGCATCGGGGTATTCCCCGGCCTCATGCCAGCCGGCATCGCCGTCAACAGCGCGTACACCGGAATCGAGCTCGACCCGATCGCCGGGGCCATGTTGAAACAGCTGATGCCCGACGAGCGGATCCGGGTTGAAAGCTACTTCGATTCCAAGCTGCCGCACGACTTCTACGATGTGGCGATCGGCAATTGGCCGTTCGCCAACTGGCGCGTGATCGCGGATCCCGAGTACAAGCGCAACGGCTTCCTGCTGCACGATTACTTCTTCGCCAAAACCATGGATCGCATCAAGCCGGGCGGCCTGATGATCGCGGTGACGTCGCACGGCACCATGGACAAGGGCAACGCTGCGGCGCGGCAATACCTGGCCGAGCGCGCGGACCTGATCGGCGCGGTGCGCCTGCCGCAAACGGCGTTCAAAAAGAATGCCGGGACCGAAGTGGTAACCGACGTCTTGTTTTTGCGCAAAAAGGTGGCCGGCACCGAGTTCGCGCAGGCGCAGCCGTGGGCCGAGTTGCGCGAAGTGCAGACCACGGAAGGCCCGGCGATCGTCAACGAGTATTTCGTCGCCCATCCCGAAATGGTGCTCGGCTCCCACTCGCTGCAAGGGTCCATGCGCAAGGCGCTGGAATACACGGTGCTCCCGCGCGAGGGCAACATCGCCGATCACTTCGCGGCGGCCGTGGCCACGCTGCCCGAAAACGTGTTTGCGGCGCAGGCCGGTAGCGCGGCCGGCAACATGCAAACCCTGGTCCGCGACCTGGACCCGGCGAATAAGAAGGAAGGCGCCTTCTACTTGAGCAAGGCCGGCGTGCTGATGCTCACCCATGCCGGCATCGGCCAGCGGGCCGAAGTGCAGGATCAGGTCATCAAGGATTACGTCCCGTTGCGCGATGCGGTGAAGCAAGCGCACCTGGATCAGTTGAACGACGGCGATTGGGAGAAGTCGCGCAAGGCGATGCTCGCCGAGTACAAGCGGTTCGTGGCCAAAAACGGGCGCCTCATGGCGAACACGCCCTACACCCGCACCGTAATCGAGGAAGATCCGATCACCGGCGAGGATCGTGAGGTCGAGCGCAAATACCGGCGCTGGAAGCATCTTCCCAAGTTCCAGACCGACCCCGAGTTCGTTTTCGTGCGCGCGCTCGAGCGATTGAACGAGGAAACCGATCAGATCACCGACGCGCCGATCTTGCATGAACGCGTGCTGATGGCGCCGAAGGTGCCGGAAATCCGCACCCCGCAGGATGCCATGCTCCACGTGCTCAACGAAACCGGGCGCGTCGATATGCCAGCGATCGCAGCCAAGATGGGATTGACCGAAGCGCAGACCGTCGACGCCCTGGGCGATGCGGTGTGGAAAACGCCGGCCGGCACCTACCAGGTTGCCGATCAATACCTGTCGGGCAACGTGCGCAAGAAGCTGTCCGAAGCCGAAGCGGCGGCGGCGGTCGATCGCCGGTTTGAAAAGAACGTGGCCGTGTTGCGTACCGTGCTTCCGAGCAATCTGACCTTCGATCAGATTGACGCCGAGCTTGGCATGTCCTGGATCCCGTCCGAGCATTACCAGGAGTTCATGGCCAGTGAGGCCGGCGTGCCAGGGGTCACGTCCACTTACAACAAAGCCGGTGGCATCTGGACCGTGGACAAGGGCAACGCCTGGACGGAGGACCACAACAGCAAGTACGCCACGGTGGCCACGGTGCCGGCGAGCCTGGTGCTCGAGCACGCCTTGAATAAGGCCCCGCTGCTCGTCATGGACACAATCAGGGAACGGGGCCAGCCGGTTCGTCACGTGCTCAATCCCGAGCTCACGGCCACCGCCAACGCGGCGTTGGATGCGATGCGCCACGATTTCAAGACCTGGCTCTGGAGTGACGACAAGCGCCGGGCCACGCTGGTCGAACACTACAACGAGAATTTCAACACCACCGTCGCGCGCCAGTTCGACGGCCGCCATTTGACCCTGCCGGGAACCGCGCTCAAGTATGGCGGCGGCGCCATCTTCGATCACGTCAAGCGCGCGATCTGGCGGATCATCCAGGACGGCAACACCTACCTGGCGCATGCGGTCGGGGCGGGCAAGACCATTGAAATGGTGGCCTCGGCGATGGAGCAAAAGCGCCTGGGGCTGCTTCGCAAACCCATGTTCATCGTGCCGCGTCACATGCTGCAACAGATCGCGCAGGAGTGGCTTGATCTGTACCCCACGGCGCGGCTGATGCTCGCCGACGAAAACGGTTTCCACACGTCCAAGCGCAGGGAATGGGTTGGCCGCGTCGCGCTGTCCGACCTGGACGGCGTAGTGATGACGCATTCCTCCTTCAAGCTGCTCGACCTGGATCCGGCCTTCAAGGTAAAGCTGATCGAACAACAGCTGGACGAGTTTCGCGCTGCGCTGGCGGAAGCCGGCGGCACCGAAGCGCAGCCTACCGGCAGGGTTACGAGCACCGGCAAGCCGGCGATGGCCTATTCTCAAGATCCGACCGTCAAGCAGATCCAGGCGACGATCGAAAGGCTGAAACAACGCCTGACGGCGGCGGCGAGTTCGGTGGGCAAGGATCAGGGGGCCATGTTCTCCGATCTTGGCGTGGATATGCTCTACGTCGACGAAGCGCACCTGTACCGCAAGCTGGAATTTGCCACCCAGCGCAAGGTTAAGGGGCTGGACCCGAACGGCTCGGATCGCGCCTTCGATCTGTGGATGAAAACCCGCTGGCTCGACGAGCGCAATCCGGGCCGCTCGCTGGTGATGGCCTCGGGGACGCCGGTTACCAACACCATCGCCGAGCTCTACACGGTCAAGCGGTACATGGCCCCGCAACTGTTGCATGAAAAGGGCCTGTCCAGGTTCGATGATTGGGCCACCATGTTTGGGCGCGAGCAAACCGAGGTCGAGCCCACGGTCAGCGGCGACTACGAGAACGTGACGCGCTTTACGTCGTTCGTCAACGTGCCGGAAATGACGCAAATGTTCCGCTCCTTCGCTGACGTCTTGACGTCCGACGACCTGGCCAAGAAGCTCGGTGACCGGCGGCCCAAGGTGTTCAACGGCGCGCGCGCCATTCACATTGCGGAAACCAACAGCTACAACGAGTACAAGCCAGTGCTCAAGGCGCGGGTGGATGCGAGCAAGGCATTCCGGCGCTCCTTCGCCCAACCGCACAATCCCGACCCGGTGATTGCCATCATCGGCGACGGGCGCCTGGCGGCCATGGACGTGCGCTACATGGAACCGAGCGCGCCGAACGATCCGCAATCCAAGCTCAACGTGCTCGCTGACGGCGTGATCGCGGACTACCATAAATCGGCCAACATCGAGTACCAGACCCGCGACCGCAAAGCTCTGTCGCCGCTGAAAGGTGGCACGCAGATGGTGTTCGCTGATCTTGGCTTCGGCGAAGGGGTCACTGTCAAGCACGGTTTCGACGGGCGCGCGTGGTTCACCAAACGACTGATCCAGGGCGGCATCAAGCCGAGCGAAATCGCGTTCATGGCCGATCACAAGACGGGCCTGAAAAAGCAGGCGCTATTCACCGCCGTCAACGATGGCAAGATCAAGGTGCTGGTCGGCACCACGATCAGCATGGGAGTGGGCACCAACGCGCAGAACCGGCTGTTCGCGGAGCACCACATGGATGTGCCGTGGTATCCGGCCGACCTGGAGCAACGCGAGGGGCGCATCGTGCGCACCGGCAACCAGAACCCGGTCGTGTACCTACACGCCTATTCGACCAAAGGCTCCTACGATCAAACCATGTGGCAGATGGTCGCCGCCAAACAGCGATTCATCGACCAGGCCATGAGCGGGGATCCGAACCTGCGCACGATCGAGGATTTGTCGCCCGAGTCGGACTATGCGACGGCGGCGGCAATGACTTCGGACGACCCG